GGTATCCGATATAGACTCTAACGCATCCTGCTCAACATTGGAAGCCAAAAATTCGTCAAAGTTTTCGGCAATCTTAATTTCATGAATCGGACGCTTTTGAAGCCGATCAAGGAATCGGTCAAATTTAAAGAGGTCCTTCTTTGATTTAACCACGACCTTAACAAAGTGATGATCAAAGGTACTTACATCGATACCATCAACATCATATTTCTCATCATACATGAACTTTGAGAAGATCGTGAGAGGGTTTCTCACTGGAGTAATTTCCCGAGTCTCCGTATCAAACACATGGAAATACTTTGGGTCATCCACATCTGCCCACGTCATTTCAAACTGTGTACCGAGATAGTGGACATTGCCCTTGGTCGATTTAGTATGGTAATGTCCCGAAAGTACCGCTTCAAAGCGTTTAAATACATCGGCAGATTCACCGTGGGTCGCTTGTACACCAGGTTGCATATCAAAGCCCGCAAGTTCCAAGTGCGCACCCAGGATAGGAGCATCACAGGTCTGGATGAAATTCATTGACTCTGCATGGTTCTCTGGATTGATCCATGGAAGCATTGCAATCTTGCAGGAGCCATACTGCATTACCCGTGGAGTCATAATGATATTGATGTTATTTACAAAGTAACCAAGGAGCTCTTTCAGTGAGCAAAGGTCATTCGTATTCTTGTACACCACATCATGGTTACCAGGGATAATATCCATCATCATTCCCCGTGCGACCATAGGTTCCAGGAACGTCTTACGGTTATGGTTCAGCGCAGTAAAGTTAATGTACTTTCGATGATCATAGAAGTCACCAAGATGAAGAATCTGTTTAATGCCATTCTTGTCGCAATAAGGAAAGAACACTTCATTGTAGAATTTGGCAAAGTAGTCGAGAAAGATACCTGAAGCATTTCTGGCACCGGTGTGGCTATCATTTAGTACGGCTATTTTCATACTTCGGGCATAAAGAATTCAAGTTCCGTCTTTTCCTTCTTTTTAAATTCCTTTACTGCTTTATCTACTGTTTTTACCTTATCAATTCTATTCTTGAGGACATCAATGAAACCCGTCTCCACACCATAAGTGAATTCGGAACCGTTCAAGCTCTCCGACATAAAATCGGTAATACCTGCATGCTCGATGTAACGAGTTTTAATGTCTTGCTGCTTCTTCTCCTTCATGATTCTACGGATGAAAGCATAGTAATTGATCTGAGTAAAGTAGGCAAAGGCATTAGGAGAACCAGTGCGTGTGGCAGCCTCAATATTGTAATTCATGATGGCCTTAATGCAGTTCTCCACTCCGTCCATTACCATTTCCTCACGGTAGGTATAGTGGATAAAATTAGGTTTATGAGACAGACCCTCTGCAATACGGAGGAAGCAACGCCCTATGTATTCCGTGATGCGTGGTATCTCCGTGCCAGCCTCTTTGGCTTTTTTAACCGAGTTGACATAATCAACTACGTTCTGTGAGAACTCACGGTTGTTAACGTAATGAATTCCTTCTCTTTTGGAGGGCTTTAAAGGCTTTGTAATAGTTTCCATAATTTTACTTATTCATAACATTACACCATTAGTCGCATATTGTAAATAACAAAAGATTAAACATTTATAAAAGGTAAACGCAAATTTGTTGTTTACATCTCCAAATTCATTGTTATAATGAATCTCTATTCAACTTAAGGGATACTAGTTCTTATGCCGGTCTTGGTCCGAATTAAACTTAAAATTCAATTGGTCGAGCCAGGACTCCTCTTTCTTCTTACCTGTTGGCTCCGGAACTTCCTCATTGTGTCTCTGCGCCACAATTCTTGCGTATTCTTCCTTGGTTGTTTCATCTGGAATTGCAGCACTTAGAATGTGCATCTTCCGAATCATATGGATTCTTGAGTCGGTCCCTTGAAACCATGGAGAATAATAGGTTAAAGCCTTAATGCCTTCCGGCGTAGAATTGCTGATAATGTTAATCTGAAGAGGGTCTCGAATAAGGATGTTTTCATCTTGATCAGAAAGAACCTGACAGAGAAGCGAATCGCCAGAGGTGAGCTTTAGAATCATACAAAGGTCATACATGCTCATAGTGAGACCTCATAGATTTTATAATTGAACTTTTCTTTGGAGTATAGTTTAATTCTTTCAGCAGCATGATCCAGTGTGTAGTTACGAGACTTCTTCCAATGAAGGTCATCGGCAATATCAAATACCTTTGTGGCGACTCCATTATCAGACTTACGCAAGCCACGTCCGATGGACTGAAGCACACGAATCTGAGATTTTGAAGGAGAAGCAAACACGATTGAATGAATGTTTCTTATATTTATACCAGTAGAAAAAGTACCAAGACTGGCAACAATGATGCAATCACTGGCAAGATATTCTATTTTAGTTGGTTTCATTTTTATATTTACAATTATCAAAGTGCCATCGTTTCATTACGCTTGTGCTAATAGATTGCATAGTACAATATGGACAATTAATGGCAGTTCTTTTTTTCCAGCCATCAGAAATAGCATTAGCTCTGTCTATTGAACATGGTCCCTTTTTTTTACCTAAAGACGCTTTTGAAATTTTTTCGCATGTTAATGCTGACCGTTTCAACCCTTTAGTAGAATCCGATATTTTTTTAATTGTCTCTTCTGAAGGTTTTCCACGTTTAATTCCACTTTGCCAAGCAGAAAGTTTAGACTTATGTTCTTCGGATTTTGGTTTAGTAGTAACATAGAATCCTCCGGCACCTCTATTAAGCCATTTAGAATTAGAACAAAGTTTAAGTCTAGTGATTACTCTAGCCTCCCATTTGCAACAGTCATCGGCATTTAAAAATGTACGTCTAATCTGAATAATATCTGGTTCGCCATATTTTTTTCTAAAATCAGCAACGTGTTTTGATGAAGTAAAATAAGTTTTCCATAATTCATCTGGATGGCAACCACTCTCGTACAAACATCTTTGGACTCTGGAACATCGAGATCCGTAATACCATTTATTATGTTTGGACCATCCTATCAAATAAGTATACGGAGTGTATTCTGGCATTCATATATTTATACATTCTAATGTTTATAAATCCAAGATTCCAATACATCATCGGATTCTGTGATCATTTTTGCCATTTTTGATGAATTATTTGTTAAAGGTATTAGTTCAGTTGGGCTTGTTTTAATTTTTATATTACCAAAATGAAGCGTTACAAGACCGTCATGCATATCTGTAATGGCACGGATGCGTTCACGTTCGTCGGTATCCACACTTCCAGAAACAAAGAATAGCTTACGCGTGCGGCGTGGCATTTCATTCAGCCTTTCATTAATCATCTCATAGAGAGGCTTCCCATGTTTCTCAACATAGTTGTAAAGTACAAGAGTGTTACCTTCCTGAGCAAGAGCTAGGTTCCGAATGAATTTATTCCGAGCCTCATTTGCAACAATAAAGTCGATCTCTGCTTGATAGTCAAACTGCTTTGCTGCTTGGCATACCTCATCACTGTATTTCAGTAACAGCACGGAAATGTCAAGGTCAGAAAGAGCATTCTGTTCGATAAGTTCCTTCGTGCTAGTTACCTTATAGACGGGACCAAAGAGACCTTCAAGGACCAACTTATGGGTCTGCGTCCCGTCCAGTGTACCAGTGGTACCAATACGGAACTTTGCATCTCTGAGTTTCTCCATGATGGAAGCCAAAGACTTAGCTTTAAAGTTGTGCGCCTCGTCTCCCATCACCATACCGTATGGCTCAAACCACGTGGCTTGCATCTTGTAGATGGACTGCCATGTAGTAATAATGACGCGTTGACTAATGTTGATTTTCTCCTTACCCGAATAGATTCTATGGCAGGTTTCCTCGACGCTCCACGATTCTTCAAGTGTTGCGTAGTCGGCAAAGTCTTTGTACATCTGTTCCACAAGAGAAGTTGTGGGTACAATTAGCAATACTTTCTTATTGTATTTAGAAAGGTACCAACGGATCAGAACATAGATAATGAGTGACTTACCAGAAGCCGTCGGGCTCAACAGAAGTGTCTTCCAATGGCGAAGTGCGTGTGCAATGGCTTCGACCTGGTAATCACGAGGCTCAATAGACTTACCGTGGGCATAGAGATTCAGGTTGGCAATAAATTCGGCAAGCTCATTTGGTTCAATGAGTTCCTGCGTATGAGGTAGCCCGTAGTAAGGATCATCAACATACTCAATCTCACACTTACGAGTCTCCGCAAACTCTTTGATGTACGGCAGAAGACCGCCGTAGATGGTCTTTAACCGCGAGTCGAAGAGGCGAATCTTTCCGTCCCATATCTTATTTTTGTAGGCTGGCATGAACTTATAGCCAGGAACGAAAAAGGTAAAGAATTCGGATAATTCATTCGCGATTGATGGTTCGCACTCGATATGGATATACACCTCATTCTTTTTGCGGATTTTAAGAATGTCGGACATATTAACCTCCGGATGTGAAGCGCCGCCAATCAA